ATCGTCTATCGGGCTACGGAACTGCTTGGAGTCTACTACGTCAAACCACGACGGCCTGCCAATCTTCCAAAACCCCTTATCGTCTTTCTCGTCCCGGTGAAATGGATGAGGCTGCGACTTGTCTAAGCGTAGATGATGCCGCCATTGTGGAATGCCGCTTTCCTTGGCCGAGTCGCAGGGATGAAAATGCCAGCCGTGTTTTGTGTTCAGAGTAATCCTCTCGCCTAACTTCTCGTGCGACATGAATTGACGTTGCAAGTTTTCATCCGGCCACAATCCCTGTCGTACCGCAATGGCCTGTTCATCAATTCCAATTCCCGTAAAGGTGCGGCCTCGGTAGCGGAAGATCGACCCGGCCAGATCGCTACCGATTGGAACCTTGGCAATGAACGACCATGCAGATTTATGTCCGGTTGAATAGCCAATGTCTAAACCTGCATCGCACGGCCAATCAGAAGGGATTCGCCGTGCTCCATACTTCGCCTCGAATTGATCCCATGTGATAACGTGGGCCATCGTTACGCGGTCATCATATTCAGGGAGAACTCTTTCCTCTTTCGCTGTCGTTAGATCATGTTGGTACTCGCCAAGGAACGAAGGTGGCCCAACGCGGTTAAGAGTTGTCTCCCAGTTCTCTACCGAGATTCCCGGCCAGTTGCTCTCCCCTTGGGTAATTACCGAATATGGGCCATCTTCCGACTGGCGCACTTCGTAGGCAAAATTTCTCACCGCTGGCACAGGCCGCGTGCTCATAGAACCGTCATCGTTCAACTCGCCAAACACTGTACGGATTGCCAGCGCCAATGACACGCCTGTGAGCATTCGATTCACCACAGAGTTTTCGTGAATAGGATTCTGCGGTACGAGCACGCGAGTCTTGTCATTGCCCATTGGGAGAATTGAGCGAGTGAGAATCATTTCTTTGTGTTCGACTACTAACGGAGAGTCGCCAAGCTCATCCAAGTCGTCAATCACGATCAGTGACGGCCTCATATTCAGAGTTTTACCACCACGAATCGCCACGTCAGCACCGACTGGACGGATAGCCCACCCACCCGATGTCATCAGGAACTCTTTGCCCCATCCAAAGCGATTGCCGTGCGTACCCATCTTCGGCTTGCCCAGCCACGGATAGAGTTTCGCTACCTGTTCAGACTCGATACGATCACGAATGGCGGTAACATGTTCCTCGGCTTGTGCTTGCTTGCCGCTATACACAATCACGTACCCACCGCGTAATAATGCACCCTCAGCAATACACGCCCACTCGATATTTGAACTTTTGCCCGTCTCTCTAGCGTGCGGCAGAAAGCCAACTAGCTCTTTTGGATCAAGTGCAATGTTCTGCTGCAACTTCATCAGACTGCCCCAATTCCACTTCCAGAATCGGTGTTGAATTGGAGCAAGCGGGCGAGTAAAGGTGTGTGGGCCAAGGCGTTTAAGCCACGTCTCGTAACCCTGCACTTCTAAGAAGATGCCGGGGTTTTGTTTGAAATAGAGAGTAAGGTCGCGGTAACTATCGGGGCTGTTAGCTTTTATTTTAGCAAGAACTTCATTCCGCTTCTCCTCCGGGAGTCCAAGAAGGGTGCGAATGTTTTCATTGAAGGTCGGCATCGGCGTCTTCACATTCTACCGCAATTACGACCCTTGAGCGCGTGTGATAAATGCGGCGGTCTTTTCCGTCCTGCACGATGGCGTAGCGGTAGAGATAGGCCAAGCCGCCTTTCTCGCCGCGTTTCAGCATATCAACTTCATTGCGGTGGAGTCCCGCTGCGAGGGGGTAAGAATCTCGCGCATCTTTCACTTCACCGAAACTGATTATCTTGCGAGCGGTGGTGTCGGCGGGATGAGAGGGGAGTTTGTCGCCGGATTTGAGACGCTGAGTAAACTCGGCCATGTTACTCAGTACAAGACGACCACCTATTTGTAATTCTGTTCCCGCCAGTTGTGATGCGATTGCCGATCAGGAATTGTTCAACTGTAAGCTGTTCGTCCCCGCCAAGAGTTACAAACAAATCCTTCCGTCTCTCGGCGTTAATCTGCCGCCCCTCTTTGGTCGATGGGGATTCCCATTGAGCCAACGCCAACAAACCTTTGGCGGCTCTGATTTCAACTAAATCTATGTCTTGATCAACGAGCGGCGTAGCCGTAAGCGCTAACTGGCCGATGTGGTTTGCGCTGGCAAGAAAATCGACTTTGTAGACCGCCGGAGACAGTACAGGAGTAGGCTCAAAGCGAATGTACGGCAGATTGTTTTGCCAGAAGATCGCACATCGCAGAGCGTTCGCGTTATTACCGTCCCAATTTTGCCCCAACCACGCTCCTGCGTTCTGCGGCCAACCATACGAGTAAACAAGATTCTGAGGGCAATAGAAGGGGACTATCCGAGCAACTTGATTTGGGTTTTGAGGTAACGCGGTAACTACAAGAGGCGTCCCGAAAGAGGCGTCGCTGATTTGATAAGTGTTTTCGTCGGGGGTTATTTCAACGAACGCCTCACCGTAATTCCAGACATTGCTAGTGTTTTGCTTGGCTCGCAAGAGTACCCGAATCTGAGTTAGAACTTGCTGAAGCCCCTGCTCGCGGGTAGGAGACTGAGCGCGGGGCATTCCCATCCTGAGAAAAACCCCATCAATCATGGCGTCTATGTTTCTAGCCACTTATTCCTTCCCAGCATCCCGTCGCATCTTTTCCCACGTCTTGTGGTGCATTCCTTCGGGGCGCGGGCTGTCAAGGTCATATTGCGGCTCGGTATCGGCCATCGACGCAGCCATCTGCCCTTGACCTTCAGGGGTGGCAGTCGCTACCACCTCACCACTTGCCCCGCTGTATCCTGATGTACCGGATGCTCCCTCTTGGCCTGCATCGCCAGCTTCGAGCGGTTGGGCCATCATGGTTGAGTCATTGATTTCGGGAACCTCACCCGTTCGCTTCATGCGATCCAAATTAGCTTTCCTCTCTTCAATTTGGATAGCGAGCCACTGTTCAAACATGCCTTCGAGTTTGGTGTTGCCGCTCGCTTGAGCATCTTGGCGAATCTGGCGATCTTGCCGAGCCATGCCGAGTTGTTCAAGCAGCACCAAGTCCATTGCGGTGTAGCGGAAGACATAACCACGGCGTCCAGCTGATTCGCGCATGGTGTGATGGACATTTTGAATTGTCGCATCAGCATAGTCGCGGAACTGAATCAGGGACTCTCGATCATCGTCAACGATGGGACGCAGCAGCGTGTGAACTTCGGCGACATCAAGCAGTCGCTCAATATCGTCCAGCAACACTGGGAGCACAGGATAGTCGGGAAAGATAGTTTTCTGAATTTCCCAAAGAGTCGGATCGGCATACACATCATCCATTTGCTGCGGGCGGTAATCCTGCCCCGCAAGGCTCTTGTGCTCAACAATACCTCGACGGATGTTCGTATGCGTGACATTTTCTGAGCCGTTAATGACCGCTTCAATCTGCTCGCCGGGGAAGGCCCAGCGAAACACTAAGTTGCCGTAAGGGGATGGCCCGCCAACCGCTATAGACCCAAACCCCGGCTGAAGCTCGCCGGCTGCGGAAGGCAGATTTGGCGGCACATAGCCCATTGGAATTGGCTGCGGGTGATAGCCAGCGCCGAACGGATCACCACCAACAATCTTCCGTGCTACGTCGTAAGACATGAAATCGTGGTGGTCGTAAAGCAACGGGCTGATGCGACCTTTGCGGATGAAATTCTTGACTACGCGGAGACAGGGATTGGACACCTCGATACCACCACCGCGAGTCCACGGGCGCGATGTGACAATCTCCGGTTCAATCAATGAGCCAATGAATGACACATAACGCGGCTTTTCGTTCGCACGATTTCTTTCGGGTGGTTGGAATATCGGACTGTCGGTTGGAAAGCCCTGACTTACTTCAATTACCTGACTCACGTAGTTTCTCCTGATGCCCTAGTTGGGCAGATATAAACGAGAACCTTTTTGCTTCTTAAACCCCTGCGGCACTTTAGTCTTTGCTGACACTGCTGCTGCGCGTACCGTACTGGGCGACCGCAAGAATAAATCCACTGCCTCACGGTCAAACGCTTCTGTTTCAATGCGATCTTTCTCAAACACTCGGTCATGCGTATCTTTAACTTCTCGTTGAGCGTGTTTCGCTTCAAAGAATCGCACGTCCGCGAATGGATCAACGTCGGGATCGTGTTTGGATTCCCACGCTACACGGCGAATCCAATTCATTAGATTGCCGTCAGGTTCTACATAGATACCTTCGCAAAAGCCTTCGCACTTGCATTCAAACAAACACGGGCAGCACTTTCCATTGTGATCGGTGAGCAATTTTAGCTCAACGTATTTCTCTGATGGACACGGCCCTTTTAAGTCCCAAATAGCGCCCTTGTGGTTTTTGTAGCGAATCGCCTCCCACGTTGGGCCGAATTGTTCCCACTCAAGACGTTGTAGCAGTCCCCATCGCTTAGGTGCTTGGAATTCTCCGTCTGCATTACGTCCAGTACAAAACACCGGAAACGTATAACCGGGAGGATTGGTTCCCAGTCTGTGCGGCATCCAGCGAAATTCATCAGGACACCAAATAAGTTTAATGAGCGGCCTACCGTCTGCGCACCCCGTAATTTCGTCAATGCGTTTCTGGTAAGCCGCTCGGTTTACTCCGCGCGGAGCGGTATCACGGATAGCCATAGATCGTGCCAGCCGTCACTCCACTTCCCAGCCCCACCTCATCCGTGGCCGTTACTACTTGGCCTGAGATACTGTAGGAGCAACAGGAAAGCTGCGCGAATTGCGGTTGCTTCATTTGGGTGGTGTAGGTTCCGGTGTCGTTTGCAGAACTGCTTGAGCCTGTAATCGTCACCATTTCCTTCACCAGCCCGCTTTCATCAGGGACAAATCCATTTTGCCCCGTGGCGAGTGCGATAGTTAGATTAACTGCCATCGTTCGCCCCCTTAATTTCCGAGGCCCGTAACTACCTGAGTGGTAATTCCGGTCGTTGACGCGCCCTTAGCCTGCGCTCCTGCCATCGTGTCGGTGACGGCGATTGTCCATGCCGTTCCCCACATGCGATAGAAGCTACGCGAGCCGGTTGAATTCACACCGGGAAGATTGCGCCACTGAAGATCGTCAGGGTTGATATCACCGAATTCGAGTTCAGTGTGTTTCTGGAGATTCGACTTGAAAAACAGTGAGCGGTCTTCCTCGAAGTCTGCAATTTCCATAATTCGCGTGCCGTCTGCGTCCTTGTAGATTTTGGAGATGTCCACCACGGCTTCATCGCCCTGAGTGCGGTGGAATCCGTAACCCTGTTTGCGCAGATCGGACATCAAACCCGGTGTGGTAATGTTGGTCAGCCCACCGCGCATTCCGTCGTCCATGTTTAGAACAACCAGCATGGTTTTGATGGTTTCGCGGTCGGTGACGGTGAATTTGGTGTTGCTCAGACTCACCGTGGGGATGTTCAGGATTGTATCCACTGACGTATCACGCCCTTGCATGATGCGATTGACGTTATCCAGAACGCCCGTGATGCCCATAGGGGCACCGTTGTAACCACCTACGTCACAGATCGGATTGCCGCTGGTGACGACGCCACTCAGCAAAGTCACTGTGGCCGTCGTCTTGTTGTTAGATGATGTAACCAGAATTGTTCCTTCGGGCAGGCCCGTAGTTGTGTCATAGGACTGGTAGTACTGATTCTGCTTCAGTCTCACGGCCCCTTTGGTGTGGCCGGGATCGCTGGCGGCGGCAGTCGAGCAAGTCAACGTCTGACCCGCACCCACGACAGTCAGGGACGACGCGGCATAAGCCATCGCGTCTGAACCGTTACCGCAGGCGAAAAAGTCCTGATGCTGGGCAGCCGCTCCGGTGGTCTGCTTGATGATGTCCTGAATGGTGAACATCGCTTGGGCCTTCTTCGGGCCGTTGTTACCGCCCGCGTCGTTCAGCAAGAGAAGATCGAGCACCAGCGGGATCGTGTAAAGCTGCGGGACGGCCCACATAGAATCGGACTGAGACGAGATGAAGCGGTTGTTGTCCGGCTGCGAAATTGTTGGCAGCGTGTGCCCACCGGCCTGCGTCTTATTGAAAAAGAACCTGACACCGCGTTGAGACACCACCTCGGCGTCTGTGATTTCAGAGATTGCGTTCCATAAAGGGGCGCGCAATTTATACCAATCCTTTGAGCGGACTAGCTGAGGCTGATACCAATCAACCCAGTTGGTAACTGTTCCGACTTCTGGCATGATTTAGCTCCTTATGAGTACTGTTGCTCAATCTCTCGTCGCGTAGGCCACGGGTTTTGTGGATCACGCTGGAGTTGAGGTGTGGCCGAGGACGGATCATAGGCACTTCCTTGTACCGATGGTCTGACTCCAACCGCTGAATTCAAGGTGGAGTTGTGATCCTGTGCCTTCAACGCAAAAAACTGACTCCGCTTCTCGATCAGCCGTCCAGCTACTTGATTGGCATAATGGATTAAGCGGTTGAGATTCTGGTTGGCTGCATTGCCGAGGCCCGTCACACTGGCGTCAGGTTGATACCCGTTGCCATTGGACTGTAGTTTTCCTCGGTAAGTCAGTTCGCCATAGTTCCTTGCGTTCGATCCCAACCCACTTGCCGCTGCGTCCATCTCTCTCAGGAATTTTTCGTCTATTACCCCAATCTGTTGCAGGAGGGGCAGGACGAAAGCCCGCGTCTGTTCATTCTGTAACGCTACGACCATTGCGGTTATCTGAGCGGCTTCCGCTTTGTTGCTTTGGTCGATTTGCGCGTTCATGGTCTGAACTTGATCGGCGGTCATTCCCTGCGGAGGACTTTGCGGATCAATGGGTTGGATGAAGTTGCACTTTTCCACAACCGAATTATGAAACGTGGTCAACTTGTCACTCAGAAGAGCTTGGAGATGTTGCTCGCCAGCTTGAGAGGCTTGGTGGGCGATGTATTGCTCACGAGCCTGTATCTGGGCCTGCTCGCGTTGCTGTGAAGCCTCGCGTTCAGCCTGTAGCTCCTGAAACACCTTTTCCTTTTGCAGTTGGGACTTGATGTAGTCAGGACTAGCGAGTTTTAGTTCCTGCCGTTCTTCGTATGGAAGTTTCTTGTAAACATCCTGAAGCTCCGGCGGAACATTCTCTAATTCCTCTGGAGTGGGTTGCCACTGAGGTGAAATTGAACTTGGCTCTACCGCTCCCAGAATCTTTAACGCGGAGGCGCGACGGGTGGGGTCTTTGGCAATTCCCTCTAACGCCACGTCCATGCGGGTCATGCGTCGGCCCGTAGAGGGATCGACGGTTTCCCCGTTGAGAAGATCGGCAGCCAAGAAGTCCGCGTGTAGCGGGAACTCTTGGGCCAATCGCTGTGCGCCCGTTTCAGTGGCGGGGATAAGTTGACCCGATGAAGGATCGCGTTCCCAGCCAATAAGCGAGTCGTACAGTCCCAGCGTACTTTCAAGTTGGGCAGGATTCTCAAACCTTTCGATGAAAGGCTGAAAAGGTTCTACCTTGGACTTGAATTCTGAGAATTCGGTTTTGAGCGGTTCGTAAGCACCTCGTAATCTAGCAAGCGCTTCAGCATGCGGGACTTTCTGCTCGACCAGCACCTTCAACTCATCGGCTGATGGCACTCCGGTAAGCGGATCGTTTTGTGCTGATTGTTGCTCTTGACCTTGAACTGGGGCAGATGACGTTGCCAGCGATTGCTCGTTAGGAGCACCAGAACTCGGAGACGCGGGTGGCGAGTCCGCAGCTTGAACAGCCGTGCTTTCCGATGGAGCACTTACGCCTGTGTCATCAATCATTCATACCGTCATAAGCAGGAATAGTTTCCATGCTTGAAACGGAAGATAGGCTAATTAGCGGAAGGTGTCAATAGGGATGTGTGTCAGGATGGCTCAGGTCGTTCTGCGAAGCACACCGTACAGCCTCGATGCACACAATGGCCGTTGCCCCAGAACCTGCGGTGCAGTTCCCGTATTCGCAGTACGTTTGCGCGATCCGTCTCTGTTAGTTCGCTGATTTCAGACGGTGATAGACAGAGAGCACGGCGGATTTCGTGGGCGGCGGGGGTTGGTTTTGTCATCTCACTTCTTACTCTGGTTTAGTTTCAACAACGGGAATAGCAATCACCGCAAGGTTGAATTCGCGCATTCGTCTCTATCGCCGCACGCGCATGATCCACGTCTACAAATGTCCACTCGAAAGGCTCAATTACGCGCTCACAGAGCGAATAGCGTTCGTCACCTCGAATATGACGTGCTTCTAAGCTAACAGAGGCAATTAAGAACTCGCTACTATGGCAGTGCTCCACTAAAAACTCGCCGGGTATCAGCACCTCGCCGACGATCTTCCGGTCGCGTTGATAGATTGTTTCGTGGCAGACAGTACACTCGATTCTAATATCCGGTAGATCGTCGCTCACTTCTTTCCTCTCTCCGATAGCTATTCTGAGTGCATGAAGTAAATTGCGTCAGCAGTATCCAGAACGCGATCCGGTTCGCGAGTTAAAATCTCACCATTCATCCACTGGCCGACAGGCAGCCGATCTTCGCCATGCTCTCTGCCGAAAGATGCGTCAATCGGATTTGAGGCTACGCGCCGCGCTTCGTTTAAGTCTAACGCAAGAGCCACCACGCAATCAGCGCCGTAGCTTGGGCCTCCGCCAATGTTGTACCAGATGAATAACTTCATTTCCCCTTACGCTCCGATGGTCTAACGCCAGCACATCGCCCGCAGATTCCCGGCAGGCCGTACATCTCCGTCTCGTCGGTTACTTCACGATGACAACACGGGCAGACTTGCTTGCCGCCACGGAATTCCTCGCGCCAAAAAGCAGAACGCAGCGCGTGATCCACGTTTCCATTTTCCCGATTGGCGATAACCTCAAGATGTTTCGCAACTTTATCGCTGACGCTAATCGTCACTTCCGTCATTTCTTCTTCTCCGGCGGTTTCACGGTTTGCATGGTTGAATCTCGTCTAGCTTTTTTTTCAATTCGTTGTAGTCGCCGTATTTCGGTATGTGGCGCAACCGCAGCAACGACCCCATCCAGCATCCTGAGCACGAACAGGATCGCAATCATCGCCGCAACTGCCATCATCAAGCAACTTGCATCGCTTCGTTCGCTTCTCACTTCCGCTCCTTTGGTTTCAATGGCGGCTTGTTGGTGGCTCGGCTTACCAGTCCTTTAGGAGTCTGGATGGTTTTAAGCACCGTAACCGATGGCTCAACCACATAGCACCCGTTCCCATCATGAGCATCGTAAAGCGCAATCAACCGAGCAAGATACCGCGATGGAGTTTCCCCGCCCGCTTTTGCTAATTCGATTGCCGCCACAACGTCGTCGTGCAGGCTGTAGGTTTTACTTTGATAGCCCATGCTTCTCTCTGTATTCGTCGGCGCTGGCAATAGGGCTAATGGTGTCGAGGACGGCGCGGAATTGTCGCGTCTCGTCAACGTGCTTCCTTGCATAAGATTCGTAATGGCTTTCGGCCTCGCGCAGCATCGAATCGATGTCATGCTTGAACTGGACTAGATAACAATTCCCAACCCAGCTTGAGTTCCATTGAAACGTCTTGTCGGCGTGGGCGGCGCACTGTGCAAGGAATAGTCGCCATTCAGCAACAGTTGCCGTCACTGACAGAGTAGCCTTTACATCGTCAATGTTGTGTAGTTTGAATTCGGTCTCAGCTTTCATGCTGCTATCCTACACCTAAACCTATCCCTATGTCTATAGCTCATTTCGTGTGGCAGGGAGGGCGTTCAAATGGAAGTCTCGTGAAACGCCCTGTAGTCCGCCTGCCAAACGACCGTGGGCCTCGCGAAAGGGCGGCCCCTCGACCGGCGTGTGCTGAGGGGAAACAATCGAGGGCGGCGGGGAGGGGTGCCATCGCCGTTGCCGCTGTCAGCGTGGGCCACCATCACACACGCACGTCATCGCTGTCACTGAGGGTCGCCGCTGGCACAGGCCGTAGTGGTACAATCAGCACCATCATGGCGAGTGGTCACATCATGCGCAGGCGAGCGCGACAGATGCGCAGAACGATGACACGGAGTGAGGCGTTGGCCCTTGCAGTACTCAAGCGGCTGGGTGTGAAGGTGAAGGCGCAGGTTGTCATCGGCCAGTTCTACATCGCTGACTTCATCGGTGCGGATCGTCCGTTCGTGTTGGAGATAGGCGGCCCAACGCACATCGGGCGTGAAGACTACGACGCGCGACGTGATGCGCTGTTCACCGCTGCGGGCTTCACGGTTATTCGAGTGCGGAATGAGAACGTCAGCGAGGACACATTGCGACCACTGCTAACGATAGCGACCGTTACCCGCCGCGAAATAAATCAACGCATCAGTTACGCTAAGACGCTGACGAAGTATTCGCCGGAGCAATGGGCAGCATTGAACGGCTGGGCCAACTAGATGTTGTGGATTAAAACGTCAACAAGCACAATATATCGGTGGCCCACCTCACTCCGGCGTCACATCGATGCATTCTGCCAGTGCGTCGCTGAGTACGACGTTCAGTTCGGTCTGATTGTGTGATTCGGTGATTGAGGTGGGTTGGCCTCGGAGCAGTTGCGCAGACTTCATCGCATCCGAAGCGCCTACAACAGCGTAATAGCCCGATGTTTTCTCGATAATCTCAGGCTTTTGTGCGTGTTCGAGATACATTCGCGCCGTCGATTCAAACTCATCAGCAAGCGGCCCTTTTACTCCACGTTGAATCTTCAAGACTTCCTGACTGATTCCCACGCCGTTTGACCACGATGCCAGCGTATCGCGTGGCATATTTAGCTGCCTTGCGGTCAAGGCTACATTGCCATCATTCAGATCAAGAGCGATAAGGGCTTGAGCCTTAAATGATTCCGAATACTCACGATAACCAGAAGGCCGAACAGTGATTTGATTCTCAGATTGCATTGAGCTTAGGCCGAATGGTTTTGATGTAGGTTTGAATAGCTGGATAAGACTCAATACCTAAGAACGCGCATGTTTCTTCCCATCGATCATCAACCATACTCTGAAAGACTTTAACAGCGGTGCGGTAAAGAGATTCTAGTAACCGCTGGTTGCGCTCAAATTGAGCCTTCCCCGGCCCTTTAATAAGCATTGCCATGTCATAGCAGAACTGTGCGGGGTTTCCCTCATACTTTTCACCAGCGACTAAGGTTTGTTCAAACGCCGCAGGAACCAGCCTTTTATTTGTTAGCGGATGGCCTTCGCTCAAGTACTTTTGAATCCATCTATACTCAGCCGAAAATCGCTGGTTTAGGTCAACCTTTTCAATGATAATCAATTCAACGCAGTCCTTGCCGATTTTCTTGATTTTATTTGAAAGATGGCGGTTGACTGTCCGCTTAGTCAGATGTTGGCGAAATCGTTTATTTGGTGAGTTTTTAGTGCTCCCGATGTAGAAAAACACGGAAGCACCCTTTTCTCTCAACCCGTAAATATGGGCCTCACTCATTAGCCGCATTCTACCCACAACTAGAGCTAAGCGCAATACCCAACCACCGGGGAAAGGCAGGGGTTAATTAGCCGCATCAATTCAGGACGCGAAAAATCTCAATTCGGTCATTTTGGTGCTTGACTACTTCTACAACTAGGTGTAAATTGGCGACATGAACAAACGCGACAGCCTTTCACCTTATGAGGTCTGGCTAATCAACCATGCGATAGGCAGTCAAACGCGCATTACTGGCCGTTATGACAAGGATGACGCGATTGGCATTGCCAAGCGTCAAGTTACCGGCAAGCGGTCATTTCTGGAAGCTAGGGTGATAACTAGTCGCAGCATGGAAATTGTATTTACTATCAGAGGGGATGAAGCATGAACGGTAAAAACGATTTCGTCACCATCAAAGTTACACCAGACGCCCGCCGCATGTTGCGAGTGTTGGCTGCGGACTCAGGCAAAAAGCAATGGCAGGAGTTAGAGGCTTCGCTTAGATCAACGGTCAAGAATCGCGGCTTGAGCAAACAGAACGATAAGGATAGCAAGTAAATCGTGTCCTTGCTTCGGGGGATGAACCAGAAGCAGAACGCAATAAGGAGAGTTTGAAATGAGACGCACATACATTTTCACGTACCGATCAGGCCCGCTCTATCATCGTCACAAGGCCATCACGCGGCGATTTCGCAATCAGTCCGAGGCTGACGCTTTTGTTGACGGACTCAGACGCGGTGGCGCAATAGACGTGAAGTATTCAGTTGAGTAAGTCACTTCACCGATAGAAGCTAAGAAGCAAAGAAGGGAAGGGTCGCGATGCTGATAACACTTTACTTTGGCGATAACGGCGTACATGAGTTTTGGGAGAGTGAAGATAAACGCTTTCTGTTCATTCACAACCACGGCGAGCGGTATTGGCAAGCCTTGCGCGTTGATGATGTTTTCTCAAATCAAGGTGCGCTCTCGGCCAAAAGCCTAGCCAAGAAGATAGAACGTAACTGCGATTACCAGTTCAATTTCAACGTAGGCTCGTACTGGCTGCGACTCTATCCGCACCATAAGCAAATGAAACTGGTTGCAATTCCGCAGCCGTCTTACTAACACAACACAGCTTCACTTAAATGAAGCGAGAAGGGGGAAAGTTAAAATTGTCTTACAATCTAATCTGCATGAGTTTTGATGGCGAATACAAAACGGAAGCGCCAGAGTTTGAGTCAATCGAGGCGACATGGGAGTACGCAAATGATCTAGGCTCAAAGTGGTTTTTCTATCCGTTTTGTTTCGTCACAACGGCCAGCGGTAAGACTATCGCCGCCGCACCGGAACTACTCGAACGGTTTACCGGCCAGCGAACGCGGAAAGTCGCGGCAGTTTTCAAACAGGAAAGCGAGAAGGCCGAGAATGAGAATGCGGACGCCGAGAAGTACGCTTTTGCGCTTGCGTTCGCCTAACCACCAGCACAACAAACCGACAGGAGAGGGAGGATTGATCAATGCAAAGGAAACCAAGAGTTGCGGCAATAATCGTTAAGGGTGACGAGTATATGCACCTATATTCAGACGGCGCAGTCGCACGGCCTGCGATCAACATGCCGCCGAGTGGCGAGTGGCGCATCACCGGTGCCGTCACACTCAACAACTTCGGCGGCGTCGTGCGGCGCTATTCACTGGCTGAAATTCTAGCCGATCCAAAGTCAATCCCGTGGCAATTCAAGAACGGCAACCAGCGAACGCACGTTCAGGACTTAGACCACGGCACACGGCGGCAGTGGAATAGTCCGACGCATTACATTTACTAGCGACGGAGCGAGCCGGTTTCATATCACCCACGCGACCGCTGGGGCGCTATCCCCGGCCAAATACTGAAAGGACACACGACAATGACGAGAGACGCAAATAAGCAGTCCGTCAAGCGTTGCGAGTATTCGCATAGATGGGTTGAAACCGATAAACAGATCGCCTGTGTGCGTTGCGGAGCAGTTCCGACAGCGCGACAGATGCAGCAAGCAGAAGCAGAGGTCAGACTTCGCTCATGGATCAAGCCGGGTGATACGCTCTACACGCAACTACAACACGTTTCGCGTTCCGGTATGATGCGGACAATTCAGGTTATCAAAATCGAATGCACGGACGGCAAGCCCGCATTGTCTTACTTAGGTTACAACGTCGCGCTAATGCTCAATGACAAGTACGACCGCGACCGCGAAGGCGTAAAGGTCGGCGGCTGTGGCATGGATATGGGCTTCTCGCTGGTTTACAACGTTAGCCAGCACCTTTTTGGCGACGGCTACAAGTGCTTGGGCAAAAGGAAGTGTCCAAGTAATTACCACAACAACCATCGTTCCATGTTGAATTGTCCGAACGCTTGCTGGTTCGATTCAGAATCAGGGGTGTGTGTTTATTACCGCAAGAAGTCGGACGGCACACAAGAAGAAACACGATCCGAGTGTACCACCTGCAACGAACGAGGTTATATCCCTAACCCTGAAAAAGAACGATTCAACCTGATTCACAAGGACGGATACGCAGTCAGTCAGAAGTGGCTATAGCAACCAGTTCGCAAGCCCGCAGGACTTCGACAAGGGCCGGAGTCTTGCGACGTGCGAATTGCACGAGAGGAGAATTGAAACCATGAGTAGAGATATGTTTGGAAACAACCTGAGCAAAACAGATTCGTTTGGGACGCCGACAGCAGCGGCAGCAATGACCACAACTAAAACAGCAGTAGCAGCAGAACGGGCAGCCGCGCGATTAACCAAGGGCATGTCTCACACTGATTATAAGCGAATCATTGACGAGGAATTTGCCGCAACCACAACCAAAGCGACGGCGACAGCGGTAAAAGTTGGCGAGGACTATGAGGGGGACTTGCGCGTTATTTCCATCGAAGACGCTGAAGGGAAAACGCTTGCCACTTTGCCGTATACAGATGAGGGCGAGGCTTGGGCTAATCGAATCGTCCGCGCAGTCAATCGAGATGCGGCGTTCGAGGTGATGGTCGCGGCACTGGGTTACATGCCTGAGCAAGTTGACTTAACTAC